CCACCTGATCAAATACCGCCGCCACCGCCTGATCCTGCACAAGAGATGCAGATGCAGATGGCTGCGAAACAGATTGAACTACAAGAGCGTCAGACTGCCGTTGCAGAAGCAAAGGCACAGGTCGATGCACAAGTTCAACAGATGAAGCTACAGCTTGAGAAGATGAAGGCTGAAGCTCAACACGCTCTACAGAGCGACAATCAAGACCTCAAAGAACAGCAGTTTAAGTTCAAGCAGTTCATCGACTCAAATGAGCTGGAGATCCTACGCACTGCCGAAGATCTGAGAGGTATAGCCAGCCCGACAGGGTAATAGGAGAGTGAAGTGCAGACCAACGAAGAAGAGCAGTTAATCCGTCAAGGAGAAAACGCCGAGAACCTATTAGGCATCGAAGCGTTCTCTGAAACGATTGACAAGATGGTGCATCAAACATTCCAGAACTTTGTGAACTCTAAGTCAGAGGAAACAGAGGTCAGGGAGCGTACATATGCCCATTACCGAGCCTTGGTAGACATCGTACAGACCTTGCAACAGCAAGTATCAGTAAAGAACGAGATCTTAGCCAAGTATGAACGTGACAACAACAAAGAGGGTGAATAGCACCATGTCAGACGTGCAAGAAACCAACTTAAATGAGGGCAAGCCCCTCGATATCGAAGATGCCATCCTTGCTAAATGGGACGACGCTGAAGAGCTATCAGAAGATGAGGCAGAGGCAACTCAAGATGATCCAAATGAAGAGACAGAGGATGTTCTTGAGGAAGAAGAGATAGAAGACGCCACCGAAAGTGAAGATGAAGAAACAGACCCAGACGAAGAAGAGGAAACCGACGAAGATGAAGCTGATGATTCAGAAGATGACGAAGATGGCGAAGAAGCCGCTACGGTGTCTGACGAAACTGAAGTGGAAGTTTTCGTCAATGGTGAATCAAAGATGGTATCTGTTGCGTCACTTAAACGATTGGCTGGTCAAGAAGCTAGTCTCACTCAAAAGTCTCAGCAAGTTGCTGAACAGCGAAAAGAAGCTGAAACAGCTATTGAAAAGAACCACATCGTCATCCAGAAGATGTTGCAACGTGCTCATGAGAAGCTCAAGCCTTACGCTGAAGTGGATATGCTCGTTGCCAGCAAAACTATGGAAACGGAAGACTTTGCACAACTTAGGAAAGAAGCAGCAGCCGCGCAAGACGAGGTGAAGTTTCTGGAACAAGAAGCAGATGCTTTTTATAAAGACTTGAAAGAACAGAACACACAGCAGCAGCAGAAAGCAGCTCAAGAGTGTGTAAAGATCTTACAAGAAGACTTACCTGATTGGAGCAACAAGCTCTATGACGACATAAGAAGCTATGCAGTCTCTCAAGGCTTACCAAAAGAGGCTGTCGATCAGTACGTCGATCCAAATGTTATCAAGTTAATTAACAAGGCTCGACTATATGATGGCGGCAAACAGGTAGCTTTGACTAAGAAGAAAAAGACTGCTGCCAAAGCAAAGGTTCTTAGAACTAAGAAATCACCCGACAAGAACGCATCATCCAAGGCTACGGCTGAGAAAGCTAGGCAAAAGATGGTCGCTAATGGTGGGCGAGACTTAGATGATATAGCTGCTGCAATTCTTGGAAACTGGGAAGTAGAAAACCCATAAGTAACTGAAAAGGAACAATAAAGTGGCCATATATAAGACCTACGAACAAATTGGCTTAGCTGAAGATGTATCAAACATCATTAGCGACATCACTCCAACCGATACACCTATGTACAGCATGATCAAAGCAGAGAAAGTTCATGCTCGTCAGTATCAATACATGACGGATACTCTTGCCAGCGCAGCCTCAAACGCGCAGCTTGAGGGCTTCACAGCATCTGCTGGCACAGCCATCCCAACAGTGATGATCACTGGGAACACACAAATCCTACAAAAGACCTTCGCAGTTTCAGCCACCGCTGATGCTGTAAAGGCTTACGGTAGGGCTAAAGAGACTGCATACCAACTGTCTAAGGCATTGAAAGAAATCAAAAAAGACGTAGAATTTGCGTTTGTTGGTGCTTCCAATGCAACAGCGGCTGGTGACGCCACAACGGCTCGTGAAATGGCATCTGCTGATCAACTGATCGACGCATCAGTTTCGACAGATCAAGGAGCAAACGCCACAGATGCCCTCACAGAAGCCCAGATGCTTGTAAACATGCAAGCTGTCTATGAGGCAGGCGGTGAGCCTTCAGTCATCATGTGTAAGCCCGCAGATTCCCTGATCATTTCAGGCTTCACGGGCAGTGCGGGACGGTCACGCGAGTTCAACGACGGAACTACAACACTCACAAATTCCGTGAATCTGTACATTTCGCCCTTCGGCGAATACCGTGTGACTCTTAACCGCCACCAAATGTCTACACACATGTTCTTGTTAGATCCATCAATGTGGCGCACAGCGGTACTACGTCCGTTCAAGCGTACACTGTTGGCAAAGACAGGCGACTCTGACACCCATATGGTTGTCGGGGAACTCGGCCTCATGCACAAGAACCCGAAAGGCTCTGGTCAGATTACTGGTCTTAGCTAAGTAGCAGCAAATAGGAGTGAGGGGAGCACGGCGTGGCTTTTGCTCTCCTTTCCACGTTGCCCCTCACGCCTAACACAAGCCCTCAGAGACATCTCTGGGGGCTTTTTCTATTCCAAGGAGAAACAAGTGACCAAGAAGATCGACCTCATTGGCATCAACAATGACTTTGAAGAACAAGCTGGCAGTCTAGTTAGAAGAGACAGTCAGTACATAGCACCTTCACTGCTTGATGAGCTGAAAGACAAACGACACGAAAGCGCATCTCAAAGAGAAGGCGAGTTTATGCATGTCGCAACTATACCGACCATCATCATTGAGAAATGGCAGAAGGAAGGCTTCGACATCATGGCTGGCAAGGTGCCGTTCAAAGACATCATTAAGAAGCTAAAAGAAGAAAACCTAGAAGGCTTCATGGCAACAGATAAGAGCATTTAGATGGCATACACAGGCTCAAAGAAGTTTAGCAAAAAGGTTGGCAACAAAACTGTTCGTTACGGTGCTAAAGGCTACACAGTCAAAGCAGGAACGAAGGCTGGCGACAGTTATTGCAATCGATCAGCCGGACAAATGAAGAAACATCCAAAAGCTGCCAAAGATCCCAACTCGCCTCTGCGTCTTTCTCGTAAGAAATGGAAATGCAGTGGCACAAAATCACGGAGAACATAATGCCTAACGTAGCAGGAAAAAAATACCCTTACACCAAAGCAGGCATGGCTGCCGCCAAGGTTGCCGCCAAGAAAGTAAGTCCGGCAGCAAGCAGGTTAGACAAAAAGAGAAACAAAATACCGAGGAAATCATAATGGCTGGTAAACGAGGATTATACGCCAACATCCATGCGAAACGTGCTCGGATAGCCGCTGGCAGCGGAGAGAAGATGCGTAAGACAGGAAGTCGTGGCGCACCAACAGCAGCGAACTTTCGGAAAGCTGCAAAGACAGCAAAGAAGCCTAGAAAGGCATAGCCAATGAACTACGGTGACATCAAAAGCCATTTCAATGATCTGCTGAACCGCAACGATATCACAGCGGCCCTAACTACAACTTTCATTGACCAAGGCATAGCTCGGATACAACGCAACCTGCGAACACCTTTGAACGAGAGCATCACCACCTACGCTGTGTCTGGACAAACTGGCTCATTTACTTTGCCAAATGATTTCTTAGAGATCATCAGCCTTTACTATGACGACAACGAGCTAACACGGATACCGATGTCTAAGCACCGTGCGGTAGCAACAAGTCCGATAGCTGGCAATCCAACCACGTTCACTCGGCAACAAAGTAACTTGCTCGTTCATCCACAGCCAACGTCAGGCAATCTAGTTCTGTATTATTATGCTGAGTTTCCAGCCATGACAGCAAATACAGATGAAAACAACTTAGCACAGGTCGGTTCTGACCTAATCATCTACTCCGCTTTGACCTTTGCAGCCGACTACTACTTGGATGAGCGTGGTGGCTTGTTTGAGCAAAAGTTCATGCAGTTTCTTACAGAAATGCAAGAGCAAGCAAATGATCAGGAAATGAATGGCGGCACCCAGCAAATACAGCCAGCCTACACTTACACAGATTATCAGTCTTCTTACAATACTAACTAGCGGAGTGTTACATGGCATCAACTAGCTTCTTTAAAAACACTGGCACTTCTGCGACTCTCCAGACCACATTTGCTGAATCTGTAGAAGCAGCCCAAGCAGCCCAAACAGCAGCAGAAGCCGCCCAGACAGCAGCAGAAGCCGCCCAGACAGCCGCTGAAAACGCCAGAGATACAGCAAACAGCCACGCCAGTAATGCCCAGCAATCAGCCGCATCTACATCAACAGCAGAGACCAGCAGTGCGGCCAGCGCGGCAGCAGCCGCAACCAGCGAGGCTAATTCTTCTACAAGCGAGACTAATAGCTCGACAAGCGAAGCTAATGCCTCGACTAGCGCGTCTGCCGCATCCACAAGCGCGACAAATGCCGCAACAAGCGAGACGAACGCTGCCGCCAGTGCCGCTTCGGCTGCATCTAATTCTTCAAGCACCTCATCAGATTCCACTGCAACAGCCGCAGATCGTGTAGCCACGGCTAATGATCGTGTGCAGACCGGACTGGATGCCGCAGCCACTGCCGCTGACTCTGTGTCTACCGCCGCTGATGCGGCTACAGCCTCCACAGCCGCCTCTAATGCCGCAACCAGCGCGACCAATGCCGCCTCAAGCAACACACTAGCGCAGCAGTGGGCGTCACAAACGACAGGCATCGTTGATAGCACTGAGTACGCTGCAAAAGCGTGGGCTATCGGTGGGACTGGTGTAACAACTACTGCTGGCGCAGGGCCAGCTAAAGACTGGGCTACAAAAGCTACTACAGTTGATGGAACAGAACACTCAGCTAAGTCTTACGCGGCTGGCACGTTGTCTGCCCTCAATGGTAGCGCGAAGCAGTGGGCATTGGGTGGCGGCGGCAGCTTTGATAGAGACACAGCCGTAACAGGCTCTGGTGTAACCGCTGAATACTCAGCAAAGTATTGGGCGAACCAAGCAGCTAACTCAGCTAAAGACTTCGTCGATGTCTACTACGGGTCATTCACTAACGACACCACTGCTGAGAACTACCAGCTCAACGACAATGGTGGCTCAGTCAATGTTGGCGACTTGTACTTCGATAGCACAAACAACGTAATGCGTGTTCGTTCATTCTCCGGCTGGAATAATGTCGCAGAAGATACAACAAACTTTGCGACTAAAGGCTTCAGCACAGCAATGGCAATCGCACTATAGGACATAGAGATGGCACAAAACTTTAGAAGATACCATTTAAACGCAGTGGGAGTGACCGCGGCTGACATCCCTGATGCAGCGAACTTTCCGACCGGATATCACACGATTATTAGTATCCGCATGGCTAATGTGACCAGCAATATGGTCATGGCATCAGCCTACATCAACAATGGCACAGATGACGTATCGCTTGTTCTAAATGCCCCCATTCCGGCTGGATCGTCACTTGAGTTAATCGATGGTGGCTCAAAGATCGTGGTGACAGACGCAGACCGATTGTATGTCCAGAGCGACACCGCAGCATCGATAGATGTGACTGTTTCGGTCGTACAAGAAATTAGCGAATAGGTGCAGTCATGGGACACATAGGAAACACAGTCCAGACTGCCTTTACGTCATTCGATAAGCAGACGATCACTGGTACTGGCGGCACCACATACACGCTGACGCATAGTGTTGCTAATGAACGTGAGATCGAAGTCTTTGTGAACAACGTCCGTCAGGAACCATCAGTCGCTTACAACGTGTCTGGCAACACCTTGACTATGACTGGCAATGTAGCCAGCACTGATGACTTCTATGTAGTGTTCCAAGGTAAAGCAGTACAGACGGTCACACATCCATCTGACCAACCTCTGGAATCGACCACAGGCACCTTCAGTGGTGCGGTTTCTGTTGGCACAATCAAAGATAGTTCAGGCACCACCACTGCAATGACGATTGATGCAAGTGGTCTGGTAAATATGCCTGTAACTACATCAGCGCAAGAATTTAGACTTACAGCAGATAAAATAGGTTCTGGTACTTCACCTACTGTGCTTACAGGGTGGGAAGAAAACGACACAGACTACCAAGCAATAAACTCATACTGGTCTGAAAGTTCAGGAGTGTTCAGTTGTAGTCAGACTGGCATTTATACGGCGTCTTGGACTTTAGTTGTTAAGGGTGCGAGTGGCAATGATGCTTTTGACCCTGCAATACAAATCTCCACTGACAGCGGTAGTAACTATAATACTCGCGCACAGTGTTGGGAATACGTTGGCACTTCAGATTATGGGGCAACCATTGGCAACACATTTATGTTCAAGGTGTCTGACACATCTACATTTCGATTACGCTACATGGAGAGTATTACAAATAACATTTTTACTGGAACCACAATCAAAGGCAGTTCAACAGTAAGTTTAACAAACATCGTCTTTGTCAGATTGGGGAACGTGTAATGGCACTTTCAAAGATACTACCAGCCTCGCAAGAACAATATACTGGCGCAAGAAATATGATTATCAATGGCGCACAAAACGTGGCACAGCGTGGTGCGGCGGGGGGTACTGCAACTACCACTGCTTCATATCTTTCTGTAGATCGATTCAAATCAGATATAGACGGAAGTGGCGGCGGAGATTTTTCTCACGCTCAAGTTGAAGATGCTCCGTTAGGACAAGGTTTTAGATATGCTTCTAAGATAACAACAGTCACTCAAGCATCACAGCCAACGAGTGAAAGTAACAGGCATCAGTTTTATACTTTATTAGAAAAACAAAACACATTTCATTTAGACTGGGGTACCTCCGCAGCTAAAACCTGTACTTTGTCGTTTTGGGTAAAAGGTAGTATCACAGGTACTTATGGTTTTTCGTTCGCACATTATGGCGGTTCTGGTGGCAGCATTGTAAGTTACTATTACTATACAAATTACACGATTGATTCGGCAGACACTTGGGAGAAAAAAACAATAACTGTGACTGGCCCGACCGTTGGCGGCAATGAAAGGGATAGTAACAGTCTTGGAACTAGAATCGAATGGCTAATAGGTGTTGGTAGTGATGCTGAAACAGGTACATTAAATGAGTGGACTACCTCTAGCACATACCGATTAGCCCCAAACAGTGTTTATTTACCTGAAAATGCTAGTGCAACTCTATACATCACAGGCGTACAGTTTGAAATAGGCGAAGCCACGCCGTTTGAACACCGTAGCTATAATGATGAGTTGGCTAGGTGTCAGAGGTACTGCTTTACTCAAGCCAGATATGGCGATGGTAATATAGGCGAGGACGCCGCTGGTTCTACACGCATCTATTCCAGTAGATATGGCAGCAATGCTGCATTTGTTAGATATCAATATCCTGTGATGATGCGGGAAAATCCAGATTTGACATATTCAGCAAATAGCGGGGCAACTTCTGCGAATTATAGCAACGCAGGAC